TTTTTGATAATCAATATTACCGCTATCATCATAATAAATCTTCTCAAACAAACGATACTTATTTTGAATAAACTTTAACTCTCTGGTTTCTGTATCAAATACATGAAATCCTCTAGGATCATCATAATCATTCCAAGTGATCTCATATGGAGCTCCAAGATAATGAATGTTATCTTTACTTGACTTATGATGATAATGTCCAGAGCATACTACTTCGTATCCTTTAAATATATCTTTTGATATACCATCCTCTGCATTATAACCTTTATACATAGCAAATCCAGCAACCTCTAAATGACCCAACGCAACTTGTGCCTTAGAGTGTTTGATAAAGTACATTGTCTTTTCATAATTTTCAGAGTTTATCCAAGGAATCAAATCAATAACTGTACCATCAATACATATCGTTGAAACTTCTGGGTATGTTTCTATATTATCATAATGACCGTAAAGTAAATCAGAGCTATTAACAGAATTGGTATTTCTATAATATGTAGAATGATTACCGACAATACTATGGAGCTTGATATGATGTTGTGCTAAAACATCAAAGTAAAATCTCTTTACTTCATTTAATGTATGAAAGTTGACATACTTGCGTCTATCAAATGTATCACCCAAATCAACCACATTTATAATATCATGTTTTAATAAATACGGAAAAAACTGTTTCGTATAAAACTTCTCAATATATTCTGAGAAATATTGACTATCTTGTTTTCCACCAAAATGTTGGTCAGTTATTAGTGCTACTTTCATATTTAAATTCCTTTGTCCATTTAAAACCACACTTAGAACATTCGTATACTTGTATTGTTTTACCTTCTTCTTTTACTATATCAAATCCACAACTTTTATGCTTATATTTTTTATCAAATTGTCTACACCTTGCACATTCTTCAAAGAATAACACGGTGTAATTAATCATTTACTAAACGCTTCCTTTATAATATTAACAAAAACGAATCTTAAATTTTTAAACTCTTTCAGCCTTCTTAAAGTATATGGCAGCCACTCTTTGCCAAATGGAGTATATATTGTAACATTAAAACCATCAGATAACAAGGAAGAAGCTATGTCCCTTCTAATCCCGTATAATAGCTCGAATTGAAAATCATCTGGCTGAACTTTTAAGACGGGGAGCTGTTTCCTGATAGATTTGATAATACCTGCGTCGTGTGTTCCTATAGCGTGCCTGCAAGTATGCTTATAATGAAAATAGGTTCTACCATTGTTAGAAAGTAATTCCCGGGCTAACCTGATATAAGTATCAACCTTGTATTGATTGTGTTGGTATGCTAATGCTATATTTTCTTTATAGGCACCTTTCACTAATCTAATTGAGACACCCTCGGCCATCAATTCTGGTAAATCAATTGCTGTTCTATAAAGATTACTCTGAAGTGCTATGCCAACTTTTTTTACTCTCAAACATAAATCAATAGTGTCCTGTGTTACAGAACTATCTTCCATATCCAAACGAATGGTTACTCCATATCGTTCTGCCTCATGTGCAATTTTGGATAGTAGTTCATAAGCTTTTTCTTTGTTGAGTTTTAATCCGATTTGTGTTGGTTTGACAGAAATATCAATTGGGGAATTTTTATAATATCGTATTATTTCTAAATATTGTTCTGCTGCCTTTTCACAATCATCAATAGTTGTACTCAATTCACCAAGATAATCAATTGTTACTCCATAGCCTTGTTCCATTAAACCAGCAATAACGGGTTTTGCTGAATCGAAATCATGTCCCGCAATAAATCGTTTAGCTAATGTATATAAGAACTTCATTTCATAAAGTATTCAAGCTTAGACTTTTTTTTTGGTTTTGTTGGTTGTGGATTTGTCGCATATTTCTCATGCGATGTTAAATATTCTTTGTACTGTTTCACCAATGGCTTATTGTATTTATCTTCTTTAGTATCTCTTAATTGTTCTACAATTCTTTCATTCTCTATAATACGATACTTTATATGCATCTGTTTCTTTTCTTTTGTAATTCGCCTAACATAAGCATGATGTATAATCTGTGTAAAATAAGAAAAAGGATTCTTAGATTTATCTGGATTGAAGTTATGAGCATATAACAAACAATTCTCAATACCATCAGAAACTAAATCATCTCTAAATGTATAGTTAATGAAGTTAGGACGCCAGGCTAGATTTTCAGATATTTTCAGAAAACACTCACCAATATATTCAGTTACGGGAGGATCAGGTTCGTCAACTTCACGATTATCAATTACTCGCTGTTTCCATTTTCGCATCTCCGTAAAAAACTTATCATTATCTACATAATGCTTTTTCTTGTCTGTCATTTCCCTGTACTCCCAAATCCACCATCACCACGTTCTGTATCAGTTAGTTCTGCTACTTCTTCGAGTTCTGCTGTAACTACTGCAGCCATAACTAACTGTGCAATTCTCTCACCCTTTATAAGTTCATATGCACGGTGATCGTGATTCCTTAATATAACTTTTACTTCACCACGATAACCAGAGTCGATTGTCCCGGGACTATTCATAACTGTAAGACCCCACTTATATGCCAGTCCAGACCTTGATCGAACTTGCACTTCATATCCCTCTGGTATCTCTAAATATATTCCAGTTGATATTAGTTTCCAATTGAAAGGTGGTATTCTCATCTTTTCATTACTACATATATCCATACCAGCATCGCCCGGGTTCTTATAACACGGCATTGGATTATCACTTAAATTTTTAATTTTTAATTTCATGTACTTGTTTCACAATATTGTTGATTAACATAATATTTTGTTGCTATTTTTGGAGCCTTAGTTGGAAACATATTAATACTTCCACACTCATCACACATATAATCTAAATAATACTGTTTTCCAGCATATCCTTCAGAGTATCTTGTCTGCGCAGTCTTTTTGTCGCACCGACTGCAACAGCACTTCTTCTGTATCCGTATCTTCATAATAGTCCTCATCTTCGATAATTTTTTTATTTTTATTTTTAAAGGCTATCATCTTTTTTTTCTCAAATCTGTCTTTCACGACTTTCTTCCTGCTTTTACTCATTTTAAAATCCTTATAATGGTATCAAGTTATAATTATAGTCAAACTTTTCTTTTAAATAAATGTTCAACCGTTCTTTCCAATGTTTCAATCCATAATTGTCCCGCTTCTTCCAATGTAAATCATCTATAATATCATATAATACTGCTCGATTATCTTTATCATCCAATCTCAACACACGACCTATTGACTGTAAGTTCCTGACTTTTGCTTTGTAAGGATGTGCAAAGATTAAATATTGTAGATTCTTTATATTTACACCCGTTGATAACACACCAGAACTTGCAACAATAATTGCGTTCTTTTCTTCCTCTGTTGCTTTCCTAATTGCTTCTCTTTGTTCAACATCTGTCTCACCAGCTATAAAAAAGATTTGTCTTTTGGATTTTTTATCCAACAACATTTTTTCTAAAACTTTTCCATGCTTCTCTACATAATTAAAAAGTATCAATGTATTGCCTTTTTGCTCTAATGCTAAATTACAAATAAAATTATTTCTTTTCTTATGTAATACAATAAAGTCTATTTCTTCTTTATATGTAGCCTTCTTCATAATCTGTCGTTCTGCTTCAGGATATTCCAACTGCAAACATTGTATATTTAATGTGGATATATGTTTATCATCCATCAATTTTTTGGATGTAACAGATGTATATGTTTTTCCAAACAATCCTTCCAACATCAATTTATTACACTTACTATCTTTAAGTGTACCAGTAGTGCCAAATCTATATTTACACAATGTTGCTTTTTCTAAAATCCCTTTTAATGAATTGGCTGTTGCTAAGTGTGCTTCGTCACCTACGATTAAAGAAAACTGCTCAAAATACTTTTTCGACAATCTATATAAACTCTGCCATGTACTTATATATATCTGTTTATCAGAAAATTTCTCTTTGCCTGAATATATCTTGTGGCAATATTCATCTACATTCCATGATTTATCATGGGAAGAATAATCACCAAAATCACCAAACATCTGTGTAACAAGATTAGTCGTTGGAACAACTATCATCATCTTATCATCATCCAAAAATCTTTGATACCATCTTATTAAAGCATATATAACCAGACTTTTACCTGATGATGTTGGTGATAATAATAATGTTCTATCCGTCTTAACACATTCCATGAATGAAGCTATCTGATAATCTCTCGGTGTAATCTTTTCACCTTTACAATGTAAATTAAGCGAATCAAAGAACTCTTTAATCTTTTGTATATCACCTTCTTTTAAATGTCTGACATCTACAATATCTGTTTCAATCTTATAAGAATGTTTCTCGGCCCATTCTTTAAGATATGGAAGTAAACCTAGATACAACTGTCCAGTTTGTATGTTAAACAATCTTATCTTTCCATCCCACATCTTTGCTTTAACTTTTGGATGGAATTGAGCATTAGGTACTGTAAATGAAAAATATTCATTTAATTCATATGCAATATGCCTCTCACAAGATAATTGCAAAAAAGTTTCGTTGAGTTTTCCAACAACAATCACGTTAAATCCCCACTCAAAAATTTCTTCCACTTAATCGTATTGCTAATATTAAATGAAGCGTTCTGAATAATTCTAGCTGTTTCTTCAATCAACTTGATTTTTTCTTCTTGTTCATCTATTTTATCTTTAATATCCATAATCTGTGTATCGGCATCTAAAAACATATCCATATCAGTTTTAAGAACCTTTAAATCAAATGGCTTGTCCTCATATTCATTTTCATTTGCTTTACCAGAATAATATAACCAGCGAGATAACTTAAGCGTTTTATATTGTCTTTCAAAAAATCTTAAAGTATTTTTTTCTTCGTGCCTTAGTTGATGATACTTGTTAGCTAGCTCTGGAATAGAAATAGAATATCCATCAAGATCAGAGCCATCAATCTTCGTATCTTTTTGACACATTTCTTTTAAATCATTTAATTTCATATACTAATTATAACAAATTTAAAGGGTTTATACAAGGAAGATGTTAGACTAGTTTATTCACATCAAAAATGCCTGTATACTTAAAAGTTGCGTCTACGACAACGGGTTCTAAATCAGTATTATTTGTGTCAAAATTAACTACCCCTAGTGATACAGGAAATACATCTTTAAATACGATACTATAATTCGGGTTGGATTTATTGGTGTGTATAATAATATTACAATCAGATTTAATATCCTGACCTGCTTGATTATCATATTGTTCATATCTCTCTGGAAAACCTAATGCGATTAACCAATTATAAATTTCTGTATAATTCTGCAAATCCTCATCAACAATAAACGATATATTTAAATCTTCAAACTCTAATACATCGCCTTCTATTGGAATATTGGCAAATGGTGTAGATTGAATAGTGTTAGCTAATGATATGCCGGGAATATTCACTCGCTGGCAAAAATAGTTAATATTCGGCATTCTCAAGAAGTTCGTTTCAAAGGATACTACATTGAGTTGATTAAGATTAATTGGTTGATTTCTAATAGCCATAAAGTTTTTCCTTTTATTCTATGTATAAATAATGTATCATATCATATATTTATAATACTTTACAAGGAACACTATGAAATTGAACAAATCAACTATCGGCTGGTTTATCTTTCTCCATCTTGGAGCCCTTCTAGCATTTCTCCCATCCACATTCTCTTGGTCAGCAGTTGGTTTATGCGCATTCATGTACTGGCTAACTGCCTCTGTTGGAATCTGTTTCGGATTCCATAGATATTTAACTCATAGAGGTATGATAATGCCACAATGGTTAGCATACTTTATAGTGCTTTGTGGAACACTCGCCTGTCAAAACGGTCCTTTGAAATGGGTAGCACAACATAGGATGCACCATGATGGCTCTGATACTGAGGATGATCCACATAATGCCCGCCGAGGATTTTTCTGGTCGCATTTTGGTTGGATGTGTTATGATAGACACCAATTTGATAATCCAACCAGATTAAAGAAATTCACCCGTGATATTAGCCATGATAAATTCTATCAATTCTTAGATAAATATTTCATTCACATTCAAATAGCTTTAGCAATTAAATTCTATATATTAGGGGGCATCTCTTGGGTTGTGTGGGGAATCTTTGTAAGGCTAGTATTAGTGTATCATATTACTTGGTGTGTTAATTCTGTTTGTCATATATGGGGATATACCAATTATAGAACTAGTGATTTGTCTAAGAATAACTGGATTATAGCTATACTAGCATTTGGTGAAGGTTGGCATTCTAACCATCATAAAATACCAAGATCAGCTAAACACGGGATAAAGAAACATGAAATAGACTTAACTTATTATCTAATTTATAGCTTGTCTAAGTTGGGGTTATTAAGTAATCTTAAGGTATATTCCTGATTCTTATTACTATTTTTCTCCGTCCCTCCGACAAGATTATTATACCACAAAAACAAAAGCGGGTCAAGGATAAAGGTTGATTTAGAGCAAAAAAAATGGGGACCCGAAAAGGTCCCCATTTTAAGGTAAAACTAGAATTACATCAAGTTATTAACTTTAACTTTTCTGTAATACTGATTACCAGTAGATGTAGATGTACCAGCTTGATCAGCAGTAACATATGGATTGTCAACGATTCCATATCGGGTTTTAAATCCGATTTTTGGTTGGAATGTTTGCTCACCCATTGCTCTTACCATTTCTAGTGGGACGTACGGACAATAGAACATTCCTGCATCATAAGGACTTGCACCCTTATAACCAACAACATATACTTGTCCAGCGGCGATTGCATAGTAAGGATCAACATATACTTTCATACCATTCATTGTACCAACGAGGGTATTAGTATGTGCGTCACCACCAGTTGCATGACCTGTTTCCAACATTCCACCAAGAGCCATTGCTGAAGCAACATCAGCAGAACAAATCATAACATTACCACGGCCACGTCTTGTAGACGTACCGATTGAGTTACGATCACGTTCAATTTGATACATCAAACCTTTAAACTTCTCAACTGACCATCGGCCGTTAGAGTCTGTGTCAAGATCGAAAGTACCAGCAGCTGTTGTATTCGTAGCAGCACCCCAACGAGCATTTTTATAAATGCGTCGAACTACTTCACGATTGATTTCAGCAAGAATTTCATTAGAAAGAATGTTTGACAATTCTGTCTCTGCATCCAATCCATGAACTGCTTTCAAGTCTTGAGCCAATTCCGTGGTGTACTCAGCTTTAAGAGCTCGAGTTTTTGCCGTTACGGAAGTTTTCTCAATGGTGAAAGCCATCTCTGCGAAATAGTTAGGAGCTGCATCACCTTGTGCTTCCATGTTAGCAGTCGTGTCACCAGTACCTGATGTCCATGTTCCAGCAAACGGATTGTTTGTTCCGTCTGTAGCAACATGAGTACCAGCACCAGAGAAATCTGTGTCTGCTTCGTCATGGAGAGCTTCGGTTCCACCCTGTGCGGTGTAATTAGATTTCATTGCGAAAATGAGTCCCGTAGGTCCTGTCATAGGCTGAACACCACAAACATCATAAGCAATCAAATGAGGCATAGAGCGTCGAACTAAAGAGATCATAATAGGATCCCATTTAGCAACTCCACCTGTATCAGCCATAGCACCAGCAGAGTTAGCAGGAGCTGCTTCTGATAAAAACTTTTCTTGATTCTCTAACAAACGCAATGTTACATCACGCTTATAAGAATCTTTAATTTCAGGGAGGTCAGCATGTTCCATTACTGGTTGCCACTTCTCTGTAATTTGTTCTGATAAATACATAATTGTACTCCTTTAATATTTTATTTACTTAATTAAGTTTACTCTCAATCATCCCATAAATTAGTTTATTTTTTTGATAAATTAGAAATAGCACTCATAATACTGTCCATACGGGCATCACCTTTTCCATCAGCAACTGGATTGTTAGTACCGGCTGTTTTCTTATTATCATCTACTTCTTTTTTATCTGACTTGAAATAGCTGTTCTTGATGATGTTTAGTTTTTCTTTATACTGTTCATCAGTATCGTACTCAACATCCTCAGTTAATTCAGCTAACTTTTCTACATCAGTATCAACCATTCCTTCGGAAATCGTTTTGAAAATATGAGCAGCTTTATATGTATTTAATTCTTTCACGGTTTCCATGTGCTTCTCTGTTTGCTCGTCAAGTTTTTCTTCCAACTCTGCAACTTCAACGACTAGATTTTCAAATACATCTTCCTTCTCATCAGGAACATCAATATAATGCTCTTCAAACAACTTCTTCAAACCAGAAATAAAACTCTCGGTGACTTCGTTACGAACACCAGTTTCAACTGCAAGTTTATTTTCTGTCATCCATTCTTTTACTGTATAGTTGAGGTAGTTATCTACATTCTCAGTCATCTCTGTCTGCATAGACTCAATACGCTCATCATTCTCTTTCTTAGATTCTTCACGAATCTGTTTGCGAATACCAGCAATTTTAGATTTAACAGCAGCTTCAAAGATTGTAGCAGCTTTTGTTTTAAATTCTTCTGAAAGCTCTTCACCATCTACAAGAGCAGAAACGTCAGCAGAAACATCTACTTCAATATCTTCCTTCTTGGTTTTTGCTTTCTTACTTTCGTCAGCTTCTTCTTCGTCATCTTCTTCTTCATCATCATCTTTGGCTGGTGGGAATTCCTCTTTCTTGGATTTTTTACTTTCGTCTGTTTCTTCTTCGTCATCTTCTTCTTCATCTTCTTCGTGCTTTTCTGTTTTGGCTTTAACAGACTTTTTAGTTTCTTCCATATTTTCTGTATCATCCTTTACTTCCTCCTCCAATTTTTCTTCATCTTTAGCTTCGGCAGCTTCCATAATTTCTTTTTCCAATTCTTCATCACTTTTTCCATTTTCTACGGTTTCATCTTTTGCCATGTTGCTTCTCCTTTAAGATTATGTTTTAAGTCCATATATATTTATAAGATTAGAGATTTCCAAGAAATTTCTCGAATATCTCAAGTTTTTTAGCATCTAATTCTCTTGAATGAGTGGAATGAACATCTTTTTTAATATAATCTTCCATTTCACCCGTTACACTAAATTCTTTTCCCTCCATAATACCATTAACAAACGCTGCAGGAGCAGACGGGTCAGCTACAATATCAACTGTACTTAACACGAAATCCTTCTGTACTTCATTGACACCAGCCTTGTTTGTTTTTACCGTTCCCAATCCTCTTGAACTAACACCAAGTTTAACACCAGATTCTAAAAGATTTTTAACAATCTTACCATTTGGTGTGTCCATAATTTTTGCTTTACCAACAAAATTTTTACCATCTTCAACCAACTCAGTAATAAGATGTGAAACTCGGTCAAGGTTTATTGTAGGTCCCATTGGATGTCCAAGTTCACCTAATGCCCTGCCCTCAGTCACAAATTTCTTATTATAATTTTTGACTTCACGTTGAAGAACAGGAAAAGGATAAATTCTACCATTCTGATTTTTAACATCAGATTGCATGAATACACCTTTGATGTACTGTTGCTTCCCTTTACCTTCCACAATATATTCTATCTCATTAGTGTGTTCTGTAATAAGTTTCATTTATTCCACTCCTTCTTCTTTTTTATTCTTTTTGGCCATTCTTTCTGTTTCTGCTGCTTTAACTTTTGGTAAAATTTTCTTAGCGATCTTTTTAATAAGGGCTTTCTTTTTATCTAATTTTTTTTCTAAACTTTCTCTACCAGACTGTGATAAGTCAGATTTACTTTTATCTTTTAAAATTTTCTTAGTAAGAATTTCTCTTGCTTTCTTTTGCGCTCTCTTTTTTAACTTTTCAGGATTAGCTTTTTTCTTCATGGCAAGCGCACGTTTACGAGCAATCATTTTTCCTTTTGCCTTCATTATCCTAGACTTCTTATTACGTTGTGCTATAGATAATGCTTCATCTTGAGTTTCTATGTTATCCATCTTTAGCAACCTCTGGTTGTGTTTCTGTAGGTTCTACTTCTGGTTCTGTTTCAAGTTTGGTATACTTAAATGCACTTTTAAAATTATCAATAGCACTATGTGTTTTATCTTTCATCAATGATGCAAAATCATCATTTGCTTTATTAAATTTCTTATCTAAAATATTTTTAATAATGTTTTTCTTTAAATCACTCATGTTGTATTTCCTTTCATTAGACTTAAATTTTCAATAATAAAATCTTCATTGTTTATTGTACTTCTTAAAGTATTTTCATCTATATTATATTTACTAGATGCCTCTGATATAGCTCTATCAATCTTAGTAATACCATATTTATCGGTCAACATAAACGCATATCGAATTGCATCATGTAAATTATTTAAATTAGAAGAAACTGCTTTTCTTTTATAATTTTTAATAAAGCTAGATTTTCTTAATGCCATTAGAAATCTCCCATATCACCTGTATCACCCATATCATCAACGGAGTCTAGTTCCGCTTCTTCTTTTTCCTTATCCATTTGTGCTTGTAATGTTTTAATTTCTTCGTCTGTTTGTTGAAGAATATTCTTTTTAACCCATTCATTGGAAATATACTTACCAATGTATTCTTCAGCTTGAGCAAGAATTTCAAATCGTTCTCTCATTATTTCATTATTTTTCAATTCAGAAAAATGTGCATCTTTTGTCCATACATAATCAAGATTATCTTTAATATCAAACCAATCTTCTTCTTTAATAATACCCTTTAAGAGTAATTGGATTTTCAACAAGTCTGTGAACAAATGAGAAAATCTCTGTCTCAATGTCATAATAAATTTACCAAACTTAACTTCATCTCTGTTAATCTCTGTAGCTCTACCAAGATTAAATGCAGTTTGTTCTGTTCCTTCTATTCTTGAAATAGGAACATTCAAAGATTGATATAGTTTCTTTCTGAAATATTCAATATCTTCAATCTCACCAAGATTCTGTCCTGATGGTAATGTAGAAATTTCAGTTCCCCGACCACCATCTCTCCGAGGCAGCCAGAAATCTTCCAACATTGACATTTGTTTTTTCTGATCTTCTACTTCACCCGTTGAAGCATTGTAAATTACTTTTTGTTTATATTTGTCCATTACAGAACGCAAATATTGTTCTGCTTTTAATTTCGGTAAGTTACCAACATCAATATAAAAGATTCGTCTTTCTGGAGCTCTTGCTAAACGATAGATAACGAGTGAATCTTCAATCATTCTTAATTGATT